GGCTTACGCATTTTTTCTCCTGACCCTCTTTCTATCCGCTCTCGTTTGGCGTGGATGTTGGCGTACAGGCCGGGCTTTGCGGACCCGCCGGCTGCCATCTTGGGTAGTGTTTTAAAGTCGTCCATGTGTATCACCTGATGATATCGAAATGTCGGCACTTATTGATAACTGCCGACATTTCCGTATTGGTGGAGCCGCCGGGATTCGCACCCGGGTCCGCCGGGTTCGCTTCGGTTTTATCCCGTCGTCGAAACTATTCCGGCCCCGTTATTTTTTCTTCTCTGCCTTCTTCTCGGCTTTTTTCTCGGCAGGCTTGTCTGCCTTCTTGTCGGCGGCAAGGGCCAGGGGTGATGCGGTTACGAATGCCGCTGCCAGCAGAGACGCGATAATCTTTTTCATTGGCTTTCCTTTAGGGTGGTGGGTGCCGGGGATTCCACCCGGCCTCCTCTTCGTTTTAGAGCCCGCGAGTCCTGGGCTTGATAGGGCGTCTCACGACGTGCCTACCTCTACCTATGCAGAAATGATACCGTCGCCGCCCTTGATCTGTTCCTTGGCCTGCTCGGCCTTCTTTCTATCGGCGAGTGCCTGGTTCAGTATGACCTTGGTCATGGCCGCGGCCCGCTCCTGGCGCTCTGCCTCCTTGGTCGGGTCGGTCATAGGTCGCAGGTACTTGGCCAGCTTGCGTCTCATCTCTCGGTTCATATCTTCTTCTCCCTAACCATTTTCTCGTAAATGTCCCACAGCTTCTGGCATCTCAGGTTGTGGATCTCCTGCAGGCCCAGGAGCAGGTTTGCCACCTGGTCCTCGCTCAGCTTATCCATGCCGTCGTAGTACTGCTCCCAGATCAGCTTGATGTCCTCGCTGGTCGTCCAGGCGGACATGATGGCCTGCTCCAGGTCAAACCTGTCTAGGCTGCTTTTTAGGCTTTCTGTTTCCTGCTGCATTTTCTTCCTCCTTGATTGCGTCAAACAGCTCGTTGAAATTGGAGCGCAGCCTGGCGCTCAGATCTGCCAGCTGGTCCGATATGTTGTGCAGGGCGTACTCAACGTCTCGCCTGTTTGCCTCCTCGGCACCGTACGAGACGACCCTTACCGTGCTCTCCAGTACGTCGAGCCGGATGCTGACGTTCTCGATGTCTGTCAAAAGTTTAAAGTGTTTCATACCCCAAGCTCCTTCTGTATCAGCTCCACGCCGCGCTTGAAATGATACCGCCAGTATTTCTCGGTCACCTTCAAGTCCGCGGCGCTGTTGCCCATTAAAAATGCCTCCATGACCTCCCTCTGCTTCTGCGGCATTTTGTCCTGGATCACGCGACGTATGTCGATCATGTCGTCGTGCGTCCAGGGCAGCCAGCCGTCCGTCATCGAGCCAGAGATGCCCTCGATGTCCTCCTGCTCCATAAGGTCCGGCTCCTCGTCGGACAGGCGCGGAGCGGCGCAGTTAATTTTATATTTTGTAATGTTCATGCCTTCAGTGCTTCCAGTACCGCCTCCTGCGCGTCAATTTTCCCGTCCAGGACGCGTATCACCTGCTCGTCGATCGTCTTCGCCGCAAGCAGGTGGTGAATGATTACCGGCCTCGTCTGGCCCTGGCGGTACACGCGAGCGTTTGCCTGGATGTAATTCTCCGAGCTCCAGGGCAGGTCGTACCAGACCACCTGCGCCAAATCGCCAGCGTTGCACTGTAGGTTCAGACCGATGCCGCCCGATTGCGGATGTGCGACAAGCATTTTAATTTTTCCGTTTCTCCAGTCCTCCATGTTGTTAGAGTTTAATTCTTGCGCGTCAGGAAACGCGGCCAGTATTTTTGCCAGGGCCGTTTTGTAGTGATAAAAGACTAGCGTTGGGTGCGGATTCTCCTCAACCAAAGACTCCAAATACTCGAGCTTTGTCTTATGGGCCTCAGCGTCACCATCTTCGGTGTAAAGGGTGCCACTGGTAAATTGTAAAAGCTTGTTGGCCAGCGCGGCGGCAGATGCCGCAGTAACCTCTTTAAGATCAATCTCACTGACCATCTCCTTTTTAAGTTGTTTGTACTTCGACATCGCCGAGTCGTCTAGCTCGATGTTGTGGTAGAGCTTTGTCAGCTTCGGCAGCTGCAGGTAGTCCTCGGCGCGCAGGCTGAAGCAGATGTCGGAGATCTTATCCAGTATCTCTTTGTCCATGCCTGGGCGTACTGCCCACTTGTAAACAACGTGCGTGTGTCGGTTTCGTTCGGCGGCGTACATGTACCTGTCTCGAAACTTTGTAAGCGTCGTTTCCAATCGCTGTCCGAGGTCCAGTATTCCAATTTGCGACCACAGGTCGCCAAGGCCTTGTGGCGTTGGTGTGCCCGTGCAGATGATTCGGCGCTTAAACTGTTTTAGCACCTTCTTTATCGCCTTGAATCTCTTCGTGCTGGGGTCCTTGAACCGGCTTGACTCGTCGATTACCAAATAATCGAACAGCCCATCTGGCCAGTGTTCCACCAGCCAGGGGACGTTGTCCACGTTGATCACGTAGATGTCTGAGTTGCTGTAGAGCGCGCTCAAACGCTGCGCGGGTGTTCCCATCACGAGCGCCACTCGGAGGTCTGACAGGTGGCTCCACTTTTGGCACTCCTGGGCCCAGACCGACTCCGCTACTCGTTTTGGGGCAATCACCAAGGTCCTCCCCAAAGAGCTCTCCTTGATGATGGTGAGCGCCGTCACAGTCTTTCCCAGGCCCGGCTCCAGGAAAAGGCCAACGTGCGGCAGACTTTTTGCCCGGTGTATCAGGCGGTTTTGGTAGTGGTGCAAGTCTGTCTTTGAAAGCATTTAAAACCTCTTTTCGTTTGTCGTGCAGCCAGTCGGCCACGGCGTACAATTCTTTTTCTGTTACGTCTTGTTTTATTTTGTTTGCAATAAAGGATATGAATACAACGTTGCCTTGCACGTAACCAAGCTCTGGCACGACCCTGTCCAGAGACGGAGAATTTTCTTCAGGTCCGTGGCCTTTGTCTGGGGTTTCCCACATAAACTCGGTACCAAAGATAGGGCACCGTTCGCCCGCTATCAAATCTAAAAACTCGTAAGTAAGATCAAACGGGATGCCGTTAGTCTTGCAGCGACTTTTTATTTTTGAGAGGCTCGTCCGAAGATAACCCTCTCTGGTTTTTCTGTAGCTTCGGTACCAATCACGGTGTTGTTTGTTCGACCAGGCCATCGACGTCTTCCTTAGATCGCAATACGGTTACCGCAAAGCCCTGACGCTCTAATTCTCGAAACACGTATTGCTGCCTTTTTGACAGCCTTCCCTTTTCCGTTTTTAGCTCTACCAGAAGTATCTTTTTGTTTAGGAATACTATTCTGTCCGGCACTCCCGTCACCGTGCTGATCCACTTTAGGCTCAGTCCCCCCAGCTCCTTCACCCTTTTGTTTAGGTAGCTTTCGACTTGCTTTTCTAGCATTCTTCTCCATCTCCATCCGTATGCCTGTCGTTATCTGCTTTACGATGTGCTCGGTGAGATAGGCGCGAGACTCTTCGCCGATCTCCTCCGCGGGCTCGCCTATGTGCTCAAAGACGCGGCAGACGCAGTGCGTTGCCTCGTGCGCGATCACGCCGGCCAGGTATGCGGGGTCCTCGTCGACGCACTCCTTCAGGTCGAATGCCAGGACGATGACCCCCTCCTTGCCGTCGGTAAGATAGTGCGTCTCTGCAATCCCCTCATCAAGAGCGGAGGCCTTCATGGTGATGCCGTGGTCCTGGAGGATTTTTTGAAACATTTCGTTGGAGAAACATAGCTTGATCTGTGCCGGGAAGTGGCCGCAGTCTACGTGGTAGTAGCCCCAGTTTTTAGGCATCGGAGATTATCCCGTTAAATTTTTGGTAGTAGCGAGGCTGGATGATCAGTATGCCATCTTCTTTTGTAAACCTTAGGTAGCAGACGCCGTGACTCTCAACAATGCCCAAGACATCACTCAGGCACTGATCCGCGGCTTCGGCAGTAGATGACTCCAACAGCTTATCGACCCCTACCATGACTATTTTTGGCATTGTTTTCTTTCTTCTACGTTTCTCATTATTCGCCTCTTCTCGTCATCGTTGGCGTAATACCAGGCCTCTATCTCGTTCAGCGTACGGAAGCAGCCGTGGCAGATCTTTTTCTCAAAGTCGATCTCGCACACGCTGACGCATGGCGATGTCGGGCAGCCGAATATCACCTCCCAGTTTTTATCAAACTGCTCCTGGTCCTCGATCGGTCGCTGCCTGGATCCCTTACCTGCCTCGTGCATTTCTGTCCTCCCTGATCCCGATCCAGACGGCCACGGCCATGACCAGGATCATCCAAAGTAAAAACTCGGCCGGTCCCTCGTAGTAGGCGTGCTTTCCAATCACATCCGCCTCCCGCAGTTAAATGACTGTGTCCCGATCCGAAACGACGAGCTGTACTTGCAGTCGTCCAGGATCCGGCCCTCGGTCACCAGCATCCCGGCCATCACTCCAATAACTAATGCAAAAATCGGGGCCATGGCCTTTGCCCAGTGCCGTCTTACCCACTTCTTCAGTGCGGTTATTTCCTCGTGCATCACAGTCTCCCGTTCATGGTATCGGCCTTGATGCACTCGGTGATCCAGACGACCTGCATGTTGGTCGCGTTGGCCACCCAGTACCTCATCATGCCCTCCTCGTTGTCGATGCTGACAATCAGCAGCGTGTCGTTATCCTTGCAGGCCTTGGTGGCCTCGTCCAGCGCCGACAGCGCGGTCCACTTTCCTATGCGGTGTATTTCTGCCATGTTGACTCCTAAAAGGGTGCCGGCCCGAGCTTGTCGAGCTGTTTCTTTTTGTCTTCCTTCTTGGCGCGCTGGTAGTACTTGACGACCAGCTTGCGCTCCTCGGGCGTTTTAAACGGCCAGTCCCAGCGCTCCTGGGTCATGCCTGATGGGTGCAATTTCATTTTTCTCTCCTTCGCATCATCGCACGAGCAATCCAGTCGGCGACTTGAGCTATTTTGTCTGTTTCGCTTCCGGGAATGGTTTCGTGGTTTCTTACTTCTTTCATAGATTCCGGGTTTGCTAATAATCCTTGCAAGGCATGCGCAGCAAAATAGTCGTGTAAGGTTATGCCTTTGTTGATGTAGTTGTACTGTTTGTCTGCATCATTAGCGAATGGGAATGCGTATTCAGTGCGTGTCATTGTGTTTCTCCAGTTTAGTGATATACCGATCAAGGTACCAGCGCGCCTTTTTGAGGTCCTCGATCGGGCAGTGTGATTTGATCCCGGCGCGCGAGATGTACTTTACCACGTTGCCAAGGTGGTACCCAAGACGTTTGGACTCGATAAAATCAATGGTCTCGATCCCTCCGGACTTGTAATGGGGTGGGTGGTTGATGATGTCGCTCATGCCTGCTCCTCAAAGTCGAACCACTCGTAGATCTGTTCCATGACAGCCGATTCGATGTGGTGCCGCACGTCGTGCTCGGAGGGGTTGTCGTTGTGCTTGTGCGCTCGGTTCCAGCCGATCTCGGTGCCGTCCTCGACGCACATCAGAAGCACGCTCTCAAACTTTGGTTTCATGTTGCCTTCCTTTCGCATATAACCGTTGCCGTTACGTAGTCGTCGCTGTCGGAGATGGTGACGTGGTGCACCCACTCCAGCGAGCCCATCTGGATCGTTGCCTTGCCAGACAGTGCCAGGTAGGGCGCGCCGTCGTCGTGGTTGAGTACTTCCACCTGTCGAACATCGAGCTGTGGGATCCTGGAGGCCTTGACGAATGCCTCCTTTGCCGCGAATCTCCTGGCCAGGTAGTTCACGGCCAGTAGCTTGTCATCCACCATCTCCGCGTAGACCTGCAGCTCTCGGTGCCCGAGTACCTGGTGCGCCAGGGCCCACCCCATCTTCTTGGACATGTCCGCGATTCTTTTTATCTGCAGTATGTCGGTGCCAATGCCGTGTATCAAAATATCTCCTCCCTGAAATCGCCCAGCGTGTTGACGTACTGCTGCGCGCGCTCGGTGAAGCGTACGCCGCGGTACACGTTGCGCCGCTCGCCGTTGACGCGGCTGACGGTGCTCTCGATCTGCTTGTCCTGCGTCGCGGCCATGAATCGCCGCTTGAACGTCAGGTCGGTCCCGGGGTTGATGCTCTTGCGGTGTGCCCAGTGCTTGAACACGGCAAACAGCTCGTCCTTGTCGACCTCTCCGGCAGAGTCCAGGATTAGCACGTCCTCGATGAAGATCTTCAGCGGATTGGACAGCTCCTCCATCACCTCCAACAGCTCGAGACCGCTCTTGGGCTGCAGGAAGTGACCCCCTCGAGATACGCGGCGGTGCTCGCCCTCCATGGCCCAGTTAAAGATGCCCGAGAGCTCCTTCATCAGCTTGGTCGCGAGATCCGTATCCTCCCTGCCGTAGAACGAGTGAGTCATCTTCAGGACGATCATGCGGCCCGTGAGCGCGTTCGAGTTTTCTGTCAGCTGCAGCACCTCGTTGGAGTAGACCACGATACGAGTCGGCAGGTATCCGTTCCATGCCTCCTTGTTCTTGCGGTTTACAGTAACAGTGTCACCGCCAACAATACGCAGCAGCTGAGAAACAACAGCATTGCGATTTCGATCGGGCGCACGCGCGTCCGTAAACGATGCAAGTAATTTTCCAAGCCACGGTTGTAGTCCGAACGTGTCACAGAGCTCTCCTAGTTCTGGCGCGACGGTGTTGTGCTGTCCAAGCAGCGCCACCAGCACCTTGTTGATGGTCCCCTTGCCTGATCGGCGGGGTCCGATTAGATTAAAAAACTTCTGCTGGCGCGTGTCTCCGGAGAGTACGTAGCCGAACATCTCCTGCAGGCACTGTATCGACTCGGTGTCCTTCTCCCACAGCTGCGAGAGAAACGATTCCCAGGTCGGGCAGGTCGCGGCAGGGTCGTACGAAAAGGGCAGGCTGTTCTGGGTGAAGAATCCTAAAGAGTGTGGTAGTAGCACCGACTCCTCAAGATGAAATAGTCCATTCTCCACCGAGATGAGCTTACCCGCCTCAGGGCGGCCGTTCTCGTAGCCCGCAAGCCAGACAGGCGGCTTGGTGTTGGGCGCGTTGCGTAGGTGCGTGAGGGCCTTTGTAGCATCCAGCGCCGCCGAAACCGATGCAGGGTTTGGAGCGAATGGAATAAGATTCCCACGACGGTCCGTCTTCTGGCAGCGATCAAGGAATTGATAGATCGCGGCCCGTATTGTCGCCTCCTCAATCTGCTCGTAATGTGTCCCGCGGTATACGTACCAATCGTCGGCGTAGTGTACAAGCTTAACCCCTTCTTCGCATGTGTAGAGAGACTCCAGAAACTGACGCGCGTGTTCCATCGGGGCCTGGCCGAGTACTATCTCGCCGCGCTCCAGGGCCTCCTGCTTTTTTGTCTGGTTGACCTTGAATATCAGCGATCGCAGCGTGGCACCGCCCTTCTTGGTAAACGTGTCCCACTTCCGGTCGCACAGCCCCGGGCTGTAGGATCCGCACTTCCCGTCGTTGTCCGACCAGCGGTCCCACAGCTCGAGCGCCTCGACGTCGCCGTTAAACTGGTGGTGCAGGGCCATCCCGACCGTGATCCACTCGGTATAGCTGCACTCCGGGTCGAAGTGTGGCAGCAGCTCCGTCTCGACTCGTGCCAGGTCGTACTCCTCGACCGGGGCACGGTAATCCGCGAAGTCGTCGCCGGACTGTTTTACCGTCCGCTCCGGTACGATGGTCGACAGGTCCTGGGCCTCGGTGGGCAGGTCCCCGCGCACCTTGCGCCCGGTGACGGTGAAGTAGCGCCCGCGTGGGTAGATCTCTATACCCTTCTCGTGGTCGACGTGGGCATAGCCCAGGTCTGCCCGTGTGAATATCTTCACGCCGGTCCCGGACGGGCTGATCTCCATGTAGCCGTCGACGCTGTCCGCTATGGACTCCGAGTCTGGGTTTGTGAAGTCTCCCGTCTGGGGGTCGATGCAGTCGTCGAGGTCGATACCGACCAGCTTGTCGGAACCGTCGAAGACGAACCCCACCCCGTCGAATCGGCCGGTCATGTAGGCGCTCTGGGCGGACAGGAAGTCTGTCCAGGTCTGGGGGTCGTTGCTCTTGGCCGCGCGCTTGTCTGCCTGTACAGGCAGCTTCTTCCACTTCTTGCCGTCGTTGTCGACGACCTCGACGTAGTCCCACAGGACCCACCTCGGCACCATCTTGAGCGCCATCGGTATGTCCTCGAATATCACCGGCAGGTTGTTAGGTTTACTCATAGATTTTCCCTTGTGTTGCGTCATTCTAGGTCTGGTCGTTTTGGTGTGTCAATACGGCAAAATTTGCCGTTTTTGATTGTCGGCCACTTACGATCCAAAGTTAAAGTCAATTCTCGAATATTGCCGGGGTTGCGGGGGTAGTAGGGGTCTAAACGTAATTATTCGTTTTTAAATTAAAAATTAAAAATGAAATTATTCTGGAC